CAAATTAATAGAATGTAAAAAACAATATATATGAAACCCAACCAAGTAAAAATATCAAAAATAAAAACAAATCCTGAGAATCCCAGATTAATAAAAGATGCAAAGTTTAAAAAATTAGTCAGATCAATTAAGGAATTTCCTGAGATGTTAAAGTTAAGACCTATTGTTGTGGATGAGAACAACATTATACTTGGTGGCAATATGAGATACAAAGCATGTATTGAAGCAGGATTAAAAGAAATTTATATTATACAAGCAGAGGACTTAAATGAAGAACAGAAAAAAGAATTTATTATAAAAGATAATGTTGGCTTTGGAGAGTGGGATTGGGATATAATAGCTAATGACTGGAATCTAGACAAATTAAATAATTGGGGTCTTGATCTTCCTGAGTTTAATGAAATATTAGATGCAGAAGAAGATAACTATGAAGAACCAGAAAATATAAAAATTGATGTTGTCCTTGGAGATCTTATAGAAATAGGAGAACACAGGTTATTGTGTGGAGATTGTACTGATTCTGATCAGCTTTCTAAATTAATGAATGATAAAAAAGCAGAGATTGTTTTTACTGATCCACCATGGAATGTTAGCTATGGCAAAACAAAACACAAAAATTATAAGCAAAGGGAAATTTTAAATGATAGTATGAGTACAAATGATTTTAAAGATTTTCTTTATAAAAGCTTTTCCAATATGGCTTTATTCTCAGCACAAGGTTGTATGACTTATGTTGTGATGTCTGCTCAGGAATGGGGTAATACTATGTTGGCATTAACAGATAATAAGTATCATTGGAGTTCAACAATTATTTGGAAAAAAGACAGATTAATACTTTCCAGAAAAGATTACCATACTCAATATGAACCAATCTGGTATGGTTGGCTAGGAGACAGTCCTAGATTATGTAAGTTGGAAGATAGAAAACAAAGTGATTTATGGGAAATAGACAAACCACAAAAAAGTGAATTGCACCCCACAACAAAACCAATAGAATTAGTATCAAGAGCCTTAAAAAATAGTTCTAAAAAAAATAATATTGTTTTAGATATGTTTCTAGGTAGTGGATCTACCATGGTTGCTGCACATCAACTTAAAAGAAAATGTTATGCATTAGAGTTAGATCCTAAGTATTGTCAGGTCATAATTGATAGAATGAAAAAACTTGATCCTGAATTAAAAATAAAAATAAATGGCAAAAAATATGGACAAAAGTAGACACATAAAAAAGGAATCAATGTTAAAGGCATTAGAAAAAAATCTTGGAGTTGTTACTCTTTCATGCAGAAAGGCTAATATACCAAGAAGTACATTTTATAAATGGGTTAATGAAGATAAGGAGTTTGCAGAGCAAGTTAAAGAGATAGAGAATGTTGCTTTAGATTTTGCTGAAAGCGAATTATTAAAACAAATTCAAAATGGAATTCCCACATCAACTATATTTTATTTAAAAACAAAAGGTAAGAAAAGAGGTTATATAGAAAGACAGGAAATAACAGGTGCAGATGGAATGCCTAATAACTTTCAAATAGAAATAATAGACAAAACAGAAGATGCTGACACAGGCAAAGATTCAGACTAATATTGTATATAAACATCTTGAAAAAAGTAACTCAAAAATAATTGTAGAACAAGGAGGGACAAGATCAGGAAAAACATATAATATTCTTTTATTTATAATATTTAACTATTGCACAAATAACAAAGGAAAGATTGTCACTATTTGCAGAAAGACATTCCCAAGTCTAAGAGCAACTGTTTTAAGGGACTTTTTGTTTATCTTAAGGCATCATCAAATGTATAGAGAAGAGTTCCATAATAAGTCAAACTCAGAATATAATCTGTATGGCAATTTAATTGAGTTCACATCTTTAGATCAATCCCAAAAAATTAGAGGAAGGAAAAGAGATCTTCTTTTTATTAATGAAGCAAATGAATTGCATTGGGAAGATTGGCAACAGCTTATTTTCAGGACTCAAGAAAGGATTATAATTGACTTTAATCCATCAGATGAGTACCATTGGATATATGACAAAGTAATTCCAAGAAAGGATTGCGAGTTTCATAAAACCACTTACCTAGACAACCCTTTTCTAGAAGAATCAATCAAATCTGAAATTGAAAGATTAAGGGAAACAGATGAGCAGTATTGGCAAATCTATGGACTAGGCGAGAGATCAAGTTCAAGAAGAACTATATTCAGATATGCTGAGGTTAATGAGATCCCACAAGAAGCAAAGCTAATAGCTTATGGAATGGATTTTGGTTACACCAATGATCCAAGTACCCTTGTTTCTGTTTATACTCAAGATTATAATCTTTATATTCATGAGCATTTATATAGAACCAAAATGACCACAAATGATATTCACAAGTTTTTAAGAGCAGAGAATCTTCATTCAAATCCTATCTATGCAGACTCAGCAGAACCAAGATTGATATCAGAACTGAGAAAGATGGGTCATAATATTCATCCAAGTATAAAGGGTAGAGATTCTGTTAATGCAGGTATTGATCTGTTAAAAAGATATAAGATTCATATAACAAGTAAGTCTAATAATGCAATTCAAGAGTTTAGAAACTATAAGTGGAAAGAGGACAAGTCAGGAAAGTTAGTTAATATTGCAGAGGATCTCCACAATCATATAATTGATCCTTGTCGCTATGCTACTTATTCAATCTTATCTAGACCTAACTTTGGTAAATATGCTGTGCAATGAAAACAATTAATTCTTTAAGTGGAGGTAAAACATCAAGTTATATAGCAGCAAATTATCCTGCTGATTATAATGTGTTTTCTTTAGTAAGAACTGATGATAAAAAATGTTTATTTCCTGATGCTAAAATTAGACAAGAAGTAAGTGATAGATTGGGAATAGAGTTTATAGGTACACTTGAAGAAGATGCTATTATCTATACTATGTTAGACTTAGAACAATACATAGGTCAAAAGATTGATTGGGTTACTGGCAAAACATTTGATGAAATAATTAATAGAAATGGTAAAAGATATTTACCTAATGTTACTCAAAGATTTTGTACTACAGAAATGAAACTACAACCAATATTTAACTGGTGGCAAAAAACTATAAATAAAGTTTGTGAAGTTAGAATTGGATTTAGAGCTAATGAACAAAGCAGAGCTAAAACAATGTTAAGTAAAACAAATGAAAATGGAAATTCAACTTTTAAAGCTATTGTAGGTAAAAGAAAAACTCAGAATAAATGGGCAGACATAGAATGGCAAAAACCTGTGTTCCCATTAATTAAAGATCAAATATTTAAAGATTCAATAGAGAATTATTGGAAAAATAAAAAAGTAAGATTTGCATATATGAATAATTGTGTGGGTTGTTTTCACAGAACTCCAGTTTTATTAAAACACATGAGTGAAAAAAATCCTAATAAATTTGAATGGTTTATAAATGCTGAACAAGAAACAGGTTATAATATTAGAACTTTTAAAAATGGTATGAGCTATGAACAAATTAAAAACAGCTTTAAACAAACATCCTTATTTGATGATGATTTTAATGAGTGTGATTCTGGATATTGTGGTTTATAAATACTTATAAAACATTTTGTTTATAACTCAATAAGTGTTATATTAGAGTATAATTGCAATGAAGCAGTTATGTAAAAAGATAAAATGAACAATACAAAAAAATTAAATGATTTAAAAAGAGCAATTAAATTCTTAAAAAGAGACAAAGAAATGGGTGGAGATTCAAATCTTTACAGACTTAAAAGACAATTAGAAATAACAGAAGAATATGCAGAAACTTTAATACATTCTTTATATGAAACTGGAAGAATAAAAAAAGAAACTAAACAAGGTGGAGATGGATGGAATACTTCATATAATATTGAAACAATAAGTTTTATAGCATAATAACAATGGGAGGGTAAAACCTCCCTTTTTAATTTAATACTATGAGAACACAAGCAGATGATCTTAGAGATCAAATTAAGAGATTAGAATTAGCATTATATTATTCCTCTGATGAGAGTAAGCATAATGAATTGTATAACAAAATATGTGAAGCAAAAGACATATTACAAAATATTCAATAGATGTATAAATTAGAAAAATATAAACAGAATCTTACTATTCAAGGCACACAGGTCTGGTCTTATTCTACTCATGTAGCTACGATAGCAAATGATAAATTATTTCAATTAGGGTATTGGTCACAAACTACTCAAAAGCATATCAATTATGTAGCTGATCAGCTTGATTTAGATCTAATAAAATAATATCTTCATAGAATGACAGATAAAATACAGAACTTAAAAGATTTAGAATATTATAGTAATATGCTATTA